AAATTTAACACATGTTCAACAAAATCAACTAATAAAAGAAAAGAAAAGAAAAGAAAATAATATAGAGAGAGATACGCGCGCGCGTGAAGATGAAAATCCTCTATCTATGTTTGAAGATGAAGAAGTAAAAAATAAACCCATTTACGAATTGTATATGAAATCAATTGGAGTTGTATCACCTACTATTAAAGAGCGTTTAGATGATCTAGTTGAATCATATGGCAAAGAACGAGTCATTGTTGCTATTAATACCACAGCGGATAATGGTGGCAATAGTATCAAGTATGTTGAAACTGTCACGGCAGGGAATTTAAAGCAGGAGGTGCAAAAGGATTTTGGAGCAAGCAAATGTAACAGCAATGCTAGAGGCGTGTCTCGAAAAAATTCGAGAAAGGACGAAGACGTCGATTGGGAAAAAGAATATCAAAGAGTCCACGGTAAAAAATGAGTTCTTTTACCCGGTCTACGATGAACCAGTCGTCATTCAAACTAACGTTAACACCACCTATGCTGCAGTTGGAATTCCTAAGCGCTATTACGATATGGATTTTGACTGGTTACGCAAACACGGTAGTTTTCCAAAAGAGAACGCTGAAGCTTATGACGCGGTTAAGAAGTACTCTGATAATCTGAAAGCTAATCTTGATTCTGGCAAGGGCCTCATATTAAGGGGCCCAGCTGGTACCGGCAAGACATCGATTGCAGTGAGTATCTTGAAGCGGGCCATGACATTAGGCAAAGGGTGCCTAATGATTTCTATGCCTAATTTGTTAGATACCATGCTTACTTTATCTAAAGGCGACAATGTAGCTTATCTAAGATTTGAGCAAAAACTGCGGAATATCCCATTGCTATTGCTCGATGACTTTGGGGCGGAGTACTCCAAGTCTGATTGGGTACCGTCTAAGGTTGAAAGCATCATTATTGATCGCTACAACCGGATGAAACCCATAATTCTTACTACGAATTATAGTGATGCGTGGACTGAAAAGAATTATAGCCAAAGAGTATATGACCGCCTACGTGGTGAATATGCGGTGGCTATATTCAATGGAGAGTCACACCGATGAAGCTTTTATTAAGATGCCAGTTCAGGTTTAGAAAGAAAACACATGACAGGTTCCCTACGTTGAACGAGTATATCGACTGTGAAAGGGGCTCTACTATAGCGGCTGCAGCTATGAAAAAGAAGTGTACCGAGCAGGTTAAAGCACAATGCCTTTCACAGCAGATACAGCCAGTTAATGGGAAAGCAGACCTACTATTTGAATGGCATTCTTCAACCAGGCATGATCCTGACAATGTAGCATTTGCTAAGAAGTTTATTCTTGATGGATTACAAGCTGCTGGAGTACTAGAAAACGATAATCGAAAGTTTATCGGCACTATGGCTGACGAGATTATTCAGGATGATGAAGACTACGTAATCTTACACATCACGGAAAATATGGAAATATTCTTGTGATTATAAAATTAGTGGAGGTATAAAATGACTGTTAAAGAGTTAGAAGAAGCCTTGAGCAGAGTAGAAAACAAAGACATTGAAGTTATAATGTATGACGAAATGTTTGGCGGCTCCGAAATTGAGTATGTTGTTCATCAACCGGAAGAGCCAAGACTAAATTTTAAAGAACGTGTAGAGCTATTGATTGGATGTGAAATTGATGCTAATCGAAGATAAGGATAAATGGTGTTGGGTCGATGACTACGGAAATGCAGGTGATTCACAAGATACAATACAAGAGGCTATCGATGATTTCGTGGATTGGGAACCTGATTTAAAAGAAATATGGCTCACAGATGAGTTTGAACGAGTTGTGAGAATAGGACATCCTAATTATTACACTCCAGAAGTTGATGCAGAACGAGTGATTGAAGACATTATCAATTATGATATTGATGATGAAATAGCTGAATGGGCTTGTGATTATTTATCAAATGTTAAGACTGAACATCTTGATGAGCTGAGCACAGCATTAACAAAGGTATTCCGTGAATGGGAAAAGAAATATGGCTATAAAAATAAAGGTCATGTGGTTTTAGAAACAAAATCGTATCCTGTTGATAGCAAAGGCAGGCTTATTGTAGTGTAAATACTAATTATATTTAATTATTTCTTATGAAGCTGGTATACAAATTCGGACTAAAACAAAAAAATAATTGTAAAAGGGGGCAACATATTTGAATGAATATGATATTGAGAAAATCACAAGGTTGGCCACAGAGGTGGCAACCAAAACTTACTATGAATTAGCCAAGCAGGAAAATGCTCAACTAGGTCGTAAACTTCGACACAACACGATCAAGTTATTAAAGCATTACAGTCAGCTACAGTCCTATGTAGACAATGCTATCTCGGATTCGACACAAGCCGAGGATATATGGCTCAATGAACTGTTGATTGATATGTTTGACGATAAAAGCATTGTGAAAGTGAATGCGATTGTTAAATCTAAAGAAAAGACAGCATTGATGATGCGACATGTAAACAATATGCTAGATATCTATGCTGAGAAGTGTAGCGAGAAACAGTTTAAGTATTGTGAATGCGTGCGACGTTATTATATTGATGGTGAAACATTAGAAGAGATTGCTGAATCATTCCCTGAAAAACCCGATGTGCGTACTATTCATAGGTACGTTGCAAGGGGAATAGAAGAACTATCTGTACTTCTCTGGGGAGTGATAGGGCTCAATACAAAATTGTCATAAAACTGTCATGGACATGTCATTCTTGACAATTTATAATGATAGTGTGAGTTAATGGGACAAAAAATACTCTATCTCTCAACGACACAGTGAAACCTAGAACACTAAAACGAAAAGACCACTTAATCTTTACGGTTAGGTGGTCTTTTTATATGCAAATTTAAGGAGGCGAGGTGAATACGATTGACTGATGTGTATTGTGAAAAGCGAAGATGCTTAAACAATGTTAAGGGTTGGTGCAAAGCGAACGGCATTCATATAGATCATATGTGTAAATCGTATGCGCCTTCACATTCTTTAATTAAAACTAAAACGGCGAAGGTTCATAAAGACCGTGGTAAGTACAAACAAAATAAAGGTGTATTGAAGTAGCCAGGAGGTGAGATAGTGGCTGCATTAAAAAATAAGCGTCATGAGAAATTTTGTCATGAATATATCAAGGATATGAATGCGACACAGGCCGCTATTCGCACTGGCTATTCTAAAAAAACGGCCAAGATGCAAGGTAGCCGCCTGATGACTAATGATGACATTAAATTAAGGGTTGCCGAGCTTAGAGATGCTTATTTGGACGAAAATATCATGACAGCGAAACAGGTCGAATATGAGCTTACAAGGATTGCGCTTGGTCTATCAACAGAAAAGACCGTTGTGATTGAAGGCCAGGGAGATGGATGGTCAACAGCTCGTATCATGGATAAGCCTCCGGATGAAAGGTCCAGGTTAAAGGCTCTTGAACTCATGGCAAAACGACATCGAATTCTATCTGGTGATACTACCATCGATGTACAACCTGTAATCATCGTAGGCGGTGATGAGATTGCCGATTAAATGTGAAAAGGTTTATCTGCCTGATATCATCGGCAAAGGATATGGAGCGTTTTGGCGATTCAAAGGCCGTTATAAAGTAGTCAAAGGTAGTCGCGCAAGCAAGAAGTCATCTACGCAATCGTTAAAAGTGATTGTGGAGATAATGGAAAATCCTGCGATTAATTGGTTGATAGTACGGAAGACAGAACGAACTCTCAGGGATAGTTGCTTTGCACAGCTTAAATGGGCGATGAGGCAATTAAAGGTAGAGAAGTACTTTAAATGTTCTGTGTCGCCACTTGAAATTACCTATATACCAACTGGACAAAAAATCTTGTTCCGTGGGCTTGACGATCCATTGAAAGTAACATCTATCACGGTTGAAGTTGGCGCACTATGTAGACTTTGGATAGAAGAAGCCTACGAGATTATGAGCGAGGATGCTTTCAACAAACTTGATGAATCCATTCGTGGACAGTTGCCTGAAGGAATGTATCACCAGGTTGTATTAACTTTTAACCCCTGGTCTGATAGGCACTGGATAAAGAAACGGTTCTTTGATGAGTCTAGTCCAAATGTGCTGTCGTTGACTACTAATTACATGTGTAATGAATTTCTTAGTGAGTCAGACTTAGCACTTTTTGAAGAAATGAAAAAGAACCCCAAACGTTACCAGGTGGCAGGGCTTGGCAATTGGGGTGTGGTTGAAGGTCTTGTATATGAAAATTGGCGTGAATTAGCTTTTAATGTTAATGACATTAGAAGTCTAGACGGTATAAAGTCAGCATTTGGACTCGACTTTGGTTATACAGTAGACCCTACAGCATTAGTGTGCATGCTAGTTGATATGAAGAATAAGAAAATCTACATATTCGATGAGTTGTATGAAACAGGGCTTACGAATCAACAATTAGCGTCCCGTGTCATTGATATGGGGTATGCGAAAGAAAATATTCGAGCTGATAGCGCCGAGCCTAAATCTATTGAGGAGTTGTACCAGGCGGGGCTAAAAGGAATAACCAAGGCACGCAAAGGTAAGGATAGCATATTGAACGGCATTCAGAGAATACAAGACTATGAATTAATTGTCCATCCAAGATGCGTTAACGTACTGCGTGAGTTATCCACATACCAATGGGCAAAAGATAGATTCGAGAAATACACAGGGAAACCTGAAGACGAAAATAACCATGCTATGGATGCTATGAGGTATGGTTTAGAAGATATTAATGTAGAAAGGTGGTCGTTTGATTGATACTATCTCAGCTATGGGACCGTATTATAAAAGGTTCAGCTACGATGTCAGAGCGAGAATTTTTGCGAGTGCAACTTCGCAACTTCTTAGCTAGTGAACAACGCAAAACAATGGTTACTGCTATTGATTATTACAATGGAAAGCATGACATTCTAACTAAGCAGCGATGTGTTGTTGGTGAGGACGGTAAACAACTTGCATTACAAGGTGTTCCTAACAATCAGATTGTAGATAATCGATTCGATGATCTAGTTGACCAAAAGGTTAATTACTTATTATC